ACCCCGAGCGGCGCATGGAGCGCCGGGAGCAAATCGGCGAAATCTGCAAAGAGCTGAAGCGGCTGGCCAAAGACCTGAAAGTGCCGGTCATCGTCCTGAGCCAGCTCAACCGGATGGCTGAGGGAGAAGTCCCAACCCTGGCGATGCTGCGGGAATCGGGCTCCGTCGAGGAGGATGCCGACCAAGTGGTCTTTGTCCACCGGGCCGAGCGAACGTCAGTCGATGGTCAGTTGATTGTGGCGAAGAATCGCCATGGCCAATGCGGCTCTGTGGAGGTCGATTGGAATGGTACTGGGATGCGATATTCGGTTTCGTCAAATCAATTTCGGGGAAGCGACACGAATCAAAACTGGCCCAAGCGCGGCGCGAAGCAGCGTATAAAGCCGGCAGAATCGACCGTGCCACCGGAGGGTGAACCGTGGACCGGCTAACCGACGAGGAGGTAATCGAACTATGGGAGGAGCGAGCCGCCATTATCGAGTTCGAGGGCAAGCAGCCCCGCCGTGATGCCGAGCGCCGAGCGTACGCGCAGGTGAAGCGGGAGCACCGCCCGAATGAAAAGATGCCCGACGCGACGAGCGGGTGGCTGAAGAAGCGGGAGTCAGAGCGATGAGACAGTGTGAGTTTTGTCACGGCCGAGAAACGGTAAGCGGTGAGAAGTATTGCAAGCACTGCCGTAAAGTAGTGCTCAAGATGCTTGAGGACGAAGGTTATTTAGAGAAAAAGCCAAGGAAAGCGCCCGCTCACACCGAGGAGCGTGGCCGAAAACCGCTAACGTCCTGGGAGACGCTGGGCGGCACTGCGGAAATGAACGGCAGCGGCGACAGATGGTAGCGCGGGACGAAATGATTTCGTCCCGTTTCGTCGGACAGTGATTTGTCCCGTTTGTTTCGATGGGTTATTTCGAGTTGACCGCTACTCGATAGCACTTAGCCTATAGCCGCTTTTTGGCGGGTATTGGGGGTGTCTCTATGGCCAGAAAGCAATTCTGGCTAAGGGAACAACCCAAATGTGTGCGTTTGTCGCTGCGGCGGAAGCCGCCTCTGGTGTCGATTCTGCCCGCCTGTCCCGCCAAGACGTGATTAACGCTTGGCAATCGTTTGAGGAGGCCGTTGCGGTCTGGGAGGAATCAAAGGCTCCCGTATTGGTGGAGTGGGAAGGTGGTCTGTCCCGCTCGTTTGAACTGCTGGAACCAGCCGTGGTCCAGCTCATGCAAGACCTGCAAGACGATACGGTGATTGATAAGTCAGCCTGGGCGGTGGTTCTGGCCATTGACGAGTTCATCAAAGCCACCGTCGAGTGGGCCGAACAGGTCAAGCTCAACCCTCGGGGGACCAACCCAAGCGGAAGCAAAGCGGTTTGGGACGCCTACCGTGAAGTCCGGCCGGCAATGGAGGACCGGCTGCCCGAGAAGCTGGAATCAGTGGCCAGCCTGCTCTCTCTCCGAGGAATCAGCCCCCAGCAAGTCGCGGTCATCTATGACTGGTACGACGAAGCCGGCAATCCAGACGTGGACCGGGTGGAGGAGGAGCGATTAAACCCCGGCAAGCATACGCAGGGGATGCGCAACCCAGCCCGAGTCAAGCGCGAAAAGGAAATCGAGGAGCGGTGGAAGAAGCGGTGCGAGGAGTTCGGCGGGTACGACCCCAGCGTTTTCGAGGGCTCGGAATCCACCGAACAGCCCCAGCGGAAAGAACCGCCCGCGCCGGAATCCTTCGAGGAACTGCTTTCCTATGAGGGCATGACCCTTGACCAAGTGGCCAGGATGAAGCAAGTCTCCATCGAGGAGGTGCGGGAGCACGCCCGAGAAATCGCCCTGATGAATACCGACGTGGCTCGCCTGATGGGTGCGGAGCTGGCGGCTGAGCGGCTGACCGTGGACCCCACAAAGGTCGCCCGCAAGAATCAGCTCGAAGCGGCGATGATGGAAACCTACGCCGGGCTCGAAACCAAAGAGAGGGTTTGGGCAATGGCTGATGACGGCTGGAATGTCGGCCGAATCTGCGCCGGACTTCGCGCCCACGGCGTCGGTGTGTCCTACGAGGACGTTTTGCGGTACATGGCCCAGAAGCCCGAGGTAACGAGTGAGCCAGGACGACAAACCGAAGCAGCCGAGGAAAAAGAAACGGCTGGCCAATCCGGTAGCAAGCAAAACGCAAAGAGAGGTCGAGTACCGCGAAAGGCAACTCAAGGCGCTTGAGCTGCTGGCTGAGGGCTACACCTACACAGAAATCGGCAAGGAGCTAGGCTGCTCGCCGGTCATGGTGGGCAATTACGTCAAAGACGGGCTCGGGCACTACAAAGAGCGAATCGCCGAGAGCGTCGAAACACTGGTCGCAATGGAATGGCGGCGGCTTGAGCATCAGGAAACCAAACTTTGGCGACTGGTGCGGAGCGCGGAAAACGACGCGTTCGACAAAGACGGCAACAGGGATTACAAGTCGATTGCCACCCTGTACGCTCGCCTGCAATCGTTAAACGCCGACCGATTAAAGCTCATCGAGAAAATCGACCCGGGCGCGGACTTGTCACTGGATACTCGGGTGTCTTTGGTCGTGGTTCGCAGTCGCCAGGAATTGCCAAAAATCATCGAAGCTACGGAGTTCGCACAGCGAGTATTGCACGATGGCATTTCTGCCGAGGGCGAGGAAAAGTCAGAAGCAGACAGTTGAGCGGGTCAAGCTCGCTGACGGCACAATCCAGTGCCTTCACCAGGTCTATGACAAGCAGCTTCAGTTTATCAACAGCCGTGATTTTATTACGGGTTTTGTGGCTGGTCGTGCTTCTGGCAAGTCTTACACTGGCGCGCTGAAGGTGCTCCACGACGCCAAGGATGGCTGGGAGGTCATGGCCGTCTCGCCAACCTACGTCATCGCCGAAGATACGACGTTTCCGACGTTCATCGAGGCTGCCAGCTCGGTAGGGCGGCTCATCAGGACCAAACTGAGCCCGTTCCCCCGAGCGTTCTTCCGAACCGATGACGGCGGCCGGGCGGAGATTGCCTTCAGGTCAGGCGAAGACCCCGAGAAACTTCGCGGGCCGAGTAAACCGATGCTCTGGATTGACGAAGCCTCGATTTGCCATCAGGACGTGTTCAAAATCGGTGTGGCCACCTTGCGGTATCGCGGGAAGATGGGCCAGTGCCTACTGACCTTCACCCCTCGGGGCCGGACTCATTGGACCTTCCGTGAGTTTTTCGACATGGTGGACGCCGGCGAAGCTGCCCGCCTGGCTGGTGTCGGTTTGCACAAATTCGGCGACTCTTGGTACAGGCAGAAGAAAAATACCTGCCTCATCCAAGCTCACAGCTCGGAAAATCCGTTTGTGGCCTCGGAGTATGTTGACCTCATTAGCGGCGTTTACACGTCGGCAATGCGGGAGCAGGAATTGGCTGGCAAGTTTGTGGACGTGGCTGGGCTCTTGTTCTCCCGAGAGAATTTCCGGCTAATCCAACCATTTGACGTGCCAAGGGGCGCAATGCGAGTCCGCTACTGGGACCGAGCCGCGACTGCTGGCGATGGCTGCTACACTGCCGGCGCGCTGCTTTCGATGCCGTTCGACAGCCGGCCAGCCCGAGTCATTATCGAGGACATTGTACGCGGCCAGTGGCACCCCGCCGACCGCGACAAAGTAATGCTCGAAACAGCAAAGCGGGACGCTGAGAAGTACGACGGCGAAGTCATCATCTACATCGAGCAGGAAGGCGGCTCAGGCGGGAAAGAGATTGGCCAAATGGACGTAGCCAAGCTCGCCGGCTTCCCGGTGTTTTTGGACGTGGTTGGCGGCTCCCGAAACCGGAAGAAGGACGGGATTAACCTGCCGGGCCCAGCCAAGGTGGTCCGGGCGATGGGACTGGCGGCCCAAGTCGAAGCCGGCAACGTGGCCATTGTCAAAGGGCCGTGGAATGACGCCTATCTGGACGAAGCCACAGCCTTTCCCGAGTCCAGTTACGCGGACCAAATCGACGCCTGTTCGGGGGGGTTTAATAAGCTGGCAATTCACTGGCAGGGAGAAGCGCAAAGCCCGGAAAGGCTTTCACCTCCTCCGGGCTTCGGGTCAAAGATTCTTGAAATGCAGTCAGTCTTGGCGCTCAACCGAAAAAGGCTTTAGCTATTTTCCTCCGCTGCTTTTTCTGGGCTTCCATTTCCAGGATAACACGGTGGTACTGGCTCATGGTCATGCCCTTGGGCTTCAGTTCGAGCAGCTTATCCAGAATCGACCTTGGCAGCCGAACAGTCAACATGACAGTGCCCTCGGGGCTCATCGGTGGTCTACCCTTGGGCATGAGCCACCCCCTTCCGCTGCCGCCACTTCCGCAAGTCGAGCGGCCGGCGAATCGTCACCTGCTGCCCGGCCAACTCGTTCTCCTTGCCGTTCGGGTTACTGCGTCGGTTCGGCCAAGAGCGCTCGATTCGCACTTGCAATTCGTAGTAGCCGCCAATCAATCGCCCTTCATAGAAATAGCCAAAGACAGGCGTTTCTTGGTCCTCCCATTCGTAGACGCGAAAGTGCGGTTCGAGCGGGGTAATCGGGTCAGCGTCGAAACTGGCCGGCATAACCAGCGTGCCGATTTGCTCAATCAAAAAGTCGGGGTTGTCGTGAAATGCTTTAATCATGGGTAGGCTTCTTCCTATCGTGTGGTGGTGGCTCGTTTATTGGCTTCGCGCTCAGCAGCCGCTCGGCCGATTTTCTTCATGGCGTCAGCAAAGGCCATTGCCAGCCCGCCCACGTCAACGAAAAGATTTCGCCGTAACTGGCTGATTGCGTCCTCAGCTCTGTCGCAAAGCTCGTTCAGCTCCTCGATTGCCAGCCCTGCCCAATGCATTTCCGCAGGTACGACTGGCGCTGGCGTATACGTCGGTGTAACCGGCTCCTCGGTCGTCAATAACTCGCCGATTGGCTGCGACTCTGCATCGCCTACCAGTTCAGGCCGGTCGTACACAAGTTTCCGATAAGTCACTGTGTCGCCGAGTCCGCTAAACGGCACCCAGTCTCGGTCAAAATAGACGTTTTGTGCACCAAATTTCAATGCGCATCCCGCCGCCCAAACCTCGGCCGCATGGTCCGTATGGAACTCTGCTTCAACTGTTTCGCCGTACACTATGCGAGATTCAATTTCCCAGGTCTTTGGGTCGCGCATTTGCATGACGGCTTTTATGTCGTGGTAAGTGTATTTCGGCATGTTTCTCAATCTCCTGTTAGGTGGTTTCCTATAGCTTCCTGCGACGGTGCAGGCCATCAGGCCGGCGTCAGCCGGCCCTCGGGTGAGCACCGGCTAGTTTGCCACGACTTCCACTTCGTCATCCTCGCCCCAGATTTCGCCGCCCTGTGAATGGCACCAGTTATTCAGCATTTCAGCGGCAGTGCCTGGGTCGTGTTTTGCATCAGCAACCTGGAATGGAGTCGATTGCCCGTCCAGCAGGATTGGGCAAGACGCCTGAGCGAAATTGGCCGTCATGGTCGCTACCTTGTTGCCATTGGCGAGGATTGAATAGTCGTTCATCGTTTAACTCCTTGTGTCGTTTCCAGCCGTTGTTGGCTGAGATAGGTAATCTACTATTTCGACATACAAAACGCAAGTCTTTAATCTTTTCTTTCCCTACCGCAAAAAACACGTAAAAACGCGGGTAAATAGAAAATTCTGGTCAGTCTTGAATAGGAACTGGCCTATAGCTACAATGCCAGGCGAGGAGTCTAGTTCCACGGAAAAAAGGTAGCGAAATGAAACCGGAAATCAGGATTGAAATGCAGCCAGAGCTGCGAATTGAATCAGGTATTCCGTTGCCTCGCAAAGGCGGGAAATCGGCGAGTTTTTTGGCGCAAATGCAGCTTGGCGATTCCGTTTGCTGCGACCGCAAAACAAAAGCTCGCTTAATGAACGCGGCAAGAAAAATAGAGGGCCGCAAATACATTGCCCGGCAGGTGATTGAAGATAACCGGCCGATGTTTCGTATTTGGCGAATGAAGTGAGCCCGGTCGAGCAATACGTCACAAGCCTCGGCGGCGACCAGCTCAGCGTCAGGGCAATGCCGTGGTCCTACGGTGTCGAAGCAGGGATTTTTAACTGTGATTGCCTTGTCGCCTGGGCTCAGTCGGTCGAGGTAAAAGCCCCGAAATCGGCGGCAAAAGTGGTGAGGCTGAATCGACGTAAGTATTTGTCCCTCAAGGGTTTAGGGCAAATTTCCGGCAAACCGGCAATCGTGGTCTGCCGGTGGCTGGATGGCCTGGGATGGCATGTGGTGGACGGAACGGCCGGGCTTGATGTGGGCTCGGTAAGGATAGCGGTCAGTGAGTTCAGGAGGGTGGATTGTGGCTAAGAAGGTTTACATTGCGGGGCCGATGCGGGGCAAGAAGCTATATAATTTCCCCGAGTTCGACCGAGTGGGCGGGATACTGCTTTCCAAGGGTTACAAAGTCTACAGCCCGGCCGATTTAGACCGGGAGCATGGCTTCGACCCGTGGGCATTACCTGGTGACCATGACTGGAACACGGTGCCGGAAGGTTTCGACCTGAAGCAGGCGTTTTTCCGCGACCTTGGCGCGGTGGCCGAGTGTAATTTCATCTGCCTGCTCGATGGCTGGACCGATTCAGTTGGGGCTCGGTGTGAATACTTTGCGGCGCGGTGGTTGGGCCTGCAATTCCTTGCGGTGGACGACGATAAGGTTTACGAGCTGGGCCCGGGCTGGGAGCCGGCGCAACTGATTCACGCCAGCGAAATTCCGCAAGTTAATGCGAGCCAAATTGTTCATGGCACGGCTGCTATTTACTTAAACGGAGAGTTTATTGGCACAACCGACGGCTTTGAGGTTACTGAAAGCCCATCTGAAATGACGCCAGAGAAGCAAAAGCAGATTCTCCGGCAGGTTGCCGAGGAGGCTCGTAAAGCAATGGTAGCGTCGGCGGGTAACTTGACACCAGAGCAGCGAGAAGCGTTAGAGTGGGCGGCTTCCTACTGGAAGGGAAATCCCGAGCCGCTCGAATCAATCCTCGCCGAAGCCCAGCGGATTACCGGGGGCGACCGCCAAGCCCAATACGGGCCACCGGACCAGGATTTTGCCCGGACGGCCGGCATGTGGACCAGCCTTTTCGGGGAATTGCTGCGGGATGGCGCTAGATTCGATGCTTTCCACGTTGCCCTTGCTATGATACTGCTGAAAACCAGCCGGCAGATGCACCAGCGCAAGCGCGACAACTGGACCGACATTGCCGGATACGCCCACTGCGGGAACGTCTGCGATGAGCAAGCCGCCAAGCCAAAATGAGTTCGGTTTCGCCGATGAGGAGCACGACAACACCGTGGCCTGCTGGTGCTGCGGCAAGTCGTGTTACGCTCAGCAGCTCGCCGACAGTGAGGTAATCTGCTGTCAGCACTGCTGGGCGAAAGTCCCCCATCACCATCGGGTCTGGATTCAGTTTCTCAGCCGCGCAGCCGAGGAGGGGGGCCTTGGCCTGCGTGAGCTGATTGCCAGGAGCACGGCCGAGGGTTTTGACCAAAGCGGCGCTGCTGACTGGTTCAGGAGTCTGTACGGCGGGCAGGGTGGCTCGAATTGAGAGTTTCGCGGCATTAGGGACGTGCCTATAATCTTCGGACATTACCCCGAGGTTAGGCCGTGGCAAAATCCCCGCTATTTCGACTTGCCAGCCGGGCGGCGCGTTTTGCGGCGCGCCGTGCGTTTCAGCGCATGCCGATAGGGCGGTCTATTACCCAGTCCCGTCGCCAACTCAAGGCAGGGGCGATGGCTCCCCTGCGGCGGGCGATGAACAAAGCCAGCCGCGACTTGACGGGCCGAACGGCGCTCAATCGGGTGCGGCGGGAACTGAATCGAACCAGCATGAGCGGGATGGCCATGCAGGCCGTCAATGCCCTGCTCCGCTCGATGGGGCCGTTTGGTCAGGCGATTCAAAGCTCGATTCGCAGTCGTGGCGGGCCGGCGAAGCAGCTCCAAGCGGCGGCCGATTTACTGCGGTCCTACGGGTACGAGATTCTGGGCAAAGACCCCAACTGGGCGGGCTATCAACGGGGCGAAGAAGCCGCGAAAGAAGTGCTGGAAAACGCTGGCTACACCATTACGCCTGGCGGCAGGGTGATGCCAGCCAACCCACCTCGATGGATGCCGTTCCCCGAGGAGGAGGAGCAGCCAGAAGCCACCACCGAAACCGCGACGGCACCGGGCAGGCCCAGCGATACGCAGCGCCCCGACCTGAGCGAAGAAGCACGCCGGCCAGCGCCACAGCCCGAGGGCGATGAGGACGAGGAGTCCGAGGTAACGGTCACACCGGAGATTCGCACGCCGGCCAGTAGCAATGTCTACAGCTTTCAGTACGACTACAGCCGGTCGATTCTGTACGTGCGCTACCAAGAGCACACCATCAACCCCCGAGCGGCCAAGATGAGCAGTTCTGGCGGGCGAACGCACGTCAAAGGCGAGCTAGGCCGCACAGTGGGCGGTAAGACAGGCGGGCCGGGAGCGCTCTACGCCTACTACGATGTGCCCCCGCGAATCTTCGAGCGGATTGTCCGGGCTCCGAGCGCCGGCAAAGCGGTCTGGGATGATTTGCGTATTCGCGGCACCGCTTACGGGCACCGCTTCCGCTACACCCTCGCAGCCGGCCAAGTGGTCAGCATGGATGGCCAAAAGGGCGTCTACATTCCGCGCAAAGTCACGCCTCAAGGCTTCAGGAGCCGCACACTGGCCATCGAGGGGACCGGCAGGCGAATCTACGGGCACAGCGCTTTGCCGGAGGAACGGCGGAACTTCCGTGGCAGACCGAATCGTGGTACACCGAACCGAGGCCGACCATGAGCGTAACCAAGAGCAAACCGAAGCTGCGCGACGTGAATCTCGACGCCTACTATGAGGGCCGGCAAGCCTTCCACCTTGGCAAGCCGACCAGCGATTGCCCCTACACCAGCCGCAACGCGGGACCGGCCAATGAGACTGACGCAAGGCTCGATTGGATGCAGGGGTATTTTCAGGCTAAGTACGGTGACAAATGGGGGGTTTAGCTTTGCACCCGGAACAAATTCGAGTCGGAATGTGGATTCGCGTCGAGGACGTGCGGCCATGCTCGATGCCAATGGGCGATGGCGAAATTTTCGTTTACTCGCAGCAGCTCAGCCAAGCACAGTTTGCGCTTTCGTCCTTTGGCGGCCTGCCGCTGCAAGTCGTGGCGGTGCAGTTTCCTTTCGTGTTGGCCAACACAGGGCCGCGGGGCCTGCTGATGATTGACCTCCGCTTCAACCGCATTGGCAAGTGCGACCCTAAATTTGTGGACGTAATAAAACGGATGCGGGCCCGCAATGCGATTGCGATGGCCCAACTCCAAGTCGAACCAACCCAGCCGCACAGTGACGACAGCGGCGATGAACCTGAAGAAGTGAGCCCGTAATGGACCGTGAAGCACTGGTAAAGGGAATGTTGAACGGCCGGCAGAGCAAGTACCCGCTCTCGGCCCAAACGGTCCCGATGAATGTTGCGCTCAACAGCAAGACCGACCCGGCAATGATGTGGCCTGGTGCGCCCCCCAACTGGGGCCAGCCCGACATGCCGCATATCTTTTCGTTTGTCGGCCGGTACGGCATGGTGGCAAATGCCTACATGCACGCTGACGAAGCCTTGATGCACTCCTCGGCTAACGCCGAAATCATGCGGAATGAGCCGATGATTATGGAGTGTATCGAAGCCCGGATGCGGTGTGTGGCGCTGCTGAACTGGCATATCCAGCCGGTTGACAATGATGTGCTCCGTGACGCGCTGGACAAGGCCGACAGCCAAGAGACAGCGATGAGGATTCGGGCTGCGCTGAAGAAGCCTAAGAGTGACGCGGAGGTGATAGCCGACAAGCTCACGTCGATTCTCAAGCACACTCCGCATTTTATGAAGATGCGGTACTCCCTGATGGATGCGATTTGGTACGGCAAAACAGCGACGGTGCAGACGATGGGCGTCCGGCCGATTGGCGGCCAGCGGCGAATCTTTGTTCGCAAGTGGGAGCCTCGGCACGGGGATAAGCTGATTTTCCGCTACGCCGATGGCAGCTACGAGTACGACCCCGACCAAGTGGGAATCCGAATCGGGCCGACCACTGAGGCCCACGATGATAAGTGGATTGACTACGCCGGGTTTGAACGGCAACGGGTGGACGCCACCCAGCACGGTTTCGTCTACTGGTTCGACGGCCAGCAGCGGCGGCGAATCTGCCTCCACAAGCATATCATCGAGGACGGTGATTTCATGCGGCCGGAAAAAGCCGGCAGCATCAACGGTGTCGGAATCCGCAGCCGAATCTACTGGACGTGGTGGGCTTACCAAGAATCGCTCAAACTACTCCTCGAATACGTCGAGCGCTCAGCCCTTGGTATCGAAATCTGGAAGTACCCAGCCCACGACCCCAAGGCCAAGGAACGCACAGAAAAGGCCGCCCAGGAGCGCGGGGCCCCTGGTCGCAGCGTGGTATTGGTGCCAATCCCGACCGGCGAATACGGCGATATGTACGGGGTTCAGATTGTCGAGCCGGGACTAGGCGGGATTAGCGAGCTGCAATCGGTCCTTCAAACCTTTTTCGGCCACAAAATCAAGCGGTACATTCTCGGCCAAACGCTGACCAGTGAAGCCGAAGCGACCGGAATGGGCTCGGGCGTGGCTGACGCGCACCTTGCCACCTTCCATGACATTGTGCGGTTCGACGGGCTCAACCTCGAAGAAACCATTACGACCGACCTGCTGCGGCCGCTTCAGCAGTGGAACTTCCCGGGCACGGATGACATTTTCCTCCGGTTCGTCATTGACACCGAGAGCCCTGACGCGCAGGAGCGCATTGCCAGCTACCAAGCCGCTTGGGCGATGGGAGTTAAAATTCGGACAGAGGACATTTACGACGCGCTGGGCGCTTCTCCGCCGACCGAGGGCGATGATTACCTCGACAACCCGGGGCTCGAAGCTGCGCGAATCAGCAATGAGGCCCAGAAGCAGCAGATTGCCCAACAAGCAATGATGATGCAGGCCCAAATGGGCGGCGGGCCCCAGCAGTTTGTCCCGTTCCCAAACCTTGAGGGCGGCGGCGGTGTCCCTGGCGATGGCGACGGAGACGGGCTGGTCAACGACGATGAAAGCCAGCAGTTTGACGACCGGCAAATGGCGTTTCAGTCCAATGCCAAGGTCGAGCGGTACGCTGCCGACCATAAGTTTGTTCACAACATCAAGGATGAGCACCATCAAGCCATCGGCCATGCGTTAGGCGCGGTGAACGAAAAAGGCTCGGCGGCCTTGTTTCACCCAAACTTCCGCCAAAAGCTAGGGCTTACTGACGACCATGTTTTGACCCATGACGACCAGCACATGATTTTGTGGCACGCTGGACTATTGGACGACCCGCACGTCGGGAAACGGCTGTTCGGCGAGCACTACAAAGGCGAGGACGCGGGAACTGTGCCTCACATGACGCTAGGTGAGTTTATTCCGGCAGCTCACAAAGCGGTCAAAGAAGGCGGTCAGGCTGGGCGCAGGGAACAGGCCGCCCAGCGGCTCCAAGGGGCGAAAGTCGTTTCATTCAAAAATGACAGCGGCGGTCGGCTGGTGCTGCATCCGGCAGTCCGCAAAGACGCGACAAGCAAGTGGCAGCTCACGCAAATGAGCAGCCACGACGGAAAGCCGTGGGGGCACGAGAACCCGCCAAGTTTCGAGCACGGCTGGCAAAACGCTATCGGTGTCAGCGACAAGCATTTAGACAACTGGCACGGCTACGAAATCGAATGGACCGACAAGGACGGCACCAAAGCCCCGTTTGCGGCTGATGGCGACGTTTGGCACACGATAGAGCGCTTCGGCCGCTACAAGCCCATGCAGGGCCAAGGCTCGTTCGACTGGAACGAGGAGGACCACCCCCGAGAGCAGGAGGCTCACGACGGCAAAAGGCCCGGGGAGTTTGCCAAAAAAGAGAAGTCAACCGAACCCAACCCCCGCGCATGGACCAACAACGGCGACGGCACCTACACGTCCCCGAATGGCACAATCTGGCGCAAGGCCAAGGCAGGCGGGGAAACCAGTCCAGTAACGGGCGGGCAGTTTAAGGGCGGGGCGCTGATGCCGATTCACGGGCTCGCAACCGGCCTACCCAAACCTGAACCTAAACCCAAGCGGGACAAGGACTTAGGGCAATCCAAGGTCGATGAGGACGGCCGCCAGAAGGATGATTGGAAAGAACCCAAGGTGCGGCAAATGACTCCCGAGCAGATTGAACGGGAGAAGGAGAAGCGGGAGCGGCAACGCAAGTGGGATGAAATCAACTCTGGCATTATCGGCAAGGCGCTCGGGCTGGGCGACCGACCCCATCATATCAACCGAGGCTGGGGCATAGCCAAAGTCTGGATGGCGGAAGCTGAGCGTATCGGCCCAGAGGCCACAAAGAAACTTGTGGATGCCGCAAAAAAAGTTGCACTTAAAGGCTACACCGAGTTGTGGCGACAAAAAGGTGAAGCCAACCCGGAAGCGGCGGCGCAGGAGACGCTGGATTGGCGGCGCGCTAATTGGCAAGAGAGGTTGTTGACTCAAGGCGACGTGTTCACCAAGAAGCACAAAGCCAAGAACCCGCATACGCCTGAGTTGCAGCATTATGCGGAATTGGCCTTGGAGGGTGCCGGCAATCAAATCGACAATTTGTACGAGATTCACAAAGCATTGGGCGAAGCTGAAAAGCACAGCGCCCAGGCGGAAGTAGACCGCTACGGCAAGGTCAAGCCGATGGCCGGCCAAACAGCCTTCAATTTCGATAGGCAGGAGCCTAACAAGCAGGCAGAACCGCAGCCAGCACCGGAGACAGAACCGGAGCCGACTCACCCACTGGCCATCAAGCTGAAGAAGTATTTGGAGTTGAAAGACAAGGCGGTTCGGGCAGGATTAAAAGAGCCGCGAACCGACCTGCTCAAGTAGTCCTCATAGGCAGGAGCCTAGTAGGTGCCGAAGAAGCAACGGAAGCAGTGCCCGGTCTGTGGCAAATGGGTAGAGACGGTTAGCCGGACCTGCTCAATCAAGTGCGCCCGAGTCGCATTTCCCCAGCCCCATCGCAATCCCGACCCGACCGAGGACGAGATTCGAGAGGCTTGTGCGGAGATACGCAAAACTTGGTCCCCAGAAGAAACGGCGCGTCGGCAGGTGGGCCCCAAGCCCCCTGAGACGCCAATCAAAACAATCTCCGCTCCGGTTACTCGCCGGGGTGGCTTAACTCACGAGTAGGCGAATGACACTGGCTGAGCGCATCGCTGCCCGACTCTCGGGCATTTCCACCGACCGATATATGTTTGGCTTGTTCGGTGAGGGCCGGATGGGCGAGGGCGGGTTTGGCAAGCTCCAAATCCTAGGTAAGACGAAGCACGTCACTCGCTGCCAGAACTGTGGGCGTGCCGGCCTGAAACATGCGGTCGTATGCGCGGTCGTGGGCGAAGATGGCCACCCCACCAACCAGTATTACTACTTCGGGACCGACTGCGCTGCCAAGTTGGCTGGCAAGGCCGAAAAGGACGTGGAAGCCGAAGCCGAGCACCAGGAATCAAGCGGCCGGCCACGGATGAAGAACCTGAAGCCAGCCAAGCCCAATGAGGGCCAAATGGAGCTGTCTTTGCGGTTCGCGGCAGCATGGCAGGCGCACGTCGAGCGATACGGCCGGGTGAAGCCGACTCGGGGCCAAGCGGCGTTTGACTTTGACGCGCTGGCAAGTGCGCCACAGGCGGAAGCACCAGCGCCCAAAGCGGCGGCTGTCGAGCCCCCTGCCCTGCCTTCCAAGGGACGGCAGATGGGTCTGTTTGACCAGCCACAAGCAGCGGCACCAGCGGCCAAGCCGGCAAGCGATTGGGATAAAATGAGCCTTGCTGACAAGTTGGCTTGGCAAAAGAAAACCGGGCTAA